GGAGACGAATCGTATCATAGCAGTTGCACGAGAACAACGTAAGCGTGAACGACTCGTTAACGAACAAACCACGACCACACCACCAGATGAGCACGGTTCGTGCACGGATGGTTCACCAGATAAGCACGGAGATAGCACGTCCGGTCAACCTAACCATAAACCAAGAACCATAAACCAAGAACCATATGTAAACCCTCTTGTCCTCGGCGATGCCGAAGACGTCCAGAAAACTCGTTCTGCAAAGCCAGACTGCCCCCACCAAGCGATAATTGATTTGTACCATGAGCGTCTGCCTCAATGCCCAGCCATCAGAGATTGGACGCCTGCTAGAGCAACACAACTACGAGCAAGGTGGAATGAAAATCCTGAGCGGCAGAACTTGAGCTACTGGCAGAGGCTTTTTGACTACATAGCCACTTGCGATTTCCTCGTAGGAAGAAGCGCTAAACCATTTCTTGCAGATTTGGAATGGATAACAAAATCACAAAACTTCACGAAGATTCGTGAGGGGAAATACGAGAATCGAGTATGACCGACCACGAAGACCATACCGTATCAATCCGAGCCGAGCAAGCAGTCCTTGGAGCCTTGCTGGTTGACAATGATGCCATTGACCGCTGCTCCGATCTTGAGCCGTCAAGCTTCTACCGCATGGATCACCAGTTGATATTCGCTGAGATTCGCAAGCAGATTACAGCTGGCAAGCGCGCGGACCCGATGACGCTGTTTGCTGCTCTTGGCGACAAGGTTGAAGACTGCTTGAAATATCTGGCTACTCTACGAATTTCAGCCGTTAGCGCGTCGAACATCGTAAGGCACGCTGAAATTGTGCTCGACAAGGCGTCTAAACGGGCGCTGGTGGCGATAGGTATCGAGGCACAGGAGCTTGGAGCATCTTTCAACGAAAGCGGCTCCTGCGTCGATCTGGTGGCTTCTAAGCTGGAATTGCTAGTTCAACGGAAAACTCAGTTTGAACCGAAATTAATCGGCGACATGATGGTTGATTACTTGACCATGATTCAAAATCGTATGGATGGCTTGCATAAACCTATCGCGACTGGCTATTTCCATGTTGATGAACTTATGGGTGGCGGCTTGGAGCGCGGTACTTTAACTGTTGTGGCAGCTAGGCCAGGCATGGGGAAAACTGCTTGGGGCCTTGGCGTGGCGCGCAATGTTGCAATTTCTGGCGGTGTGTCTGCGATATTCTCCATGGAGATGGCGGCAGCGCAATTGAACGATCGGAATATCGCGGCTATAGGGAAAATTCCTCTTGCTTGGCTTCGTTCTCCTACTGATTCCGACCGAGACAGCCCATATTGGGACCAGTTGAGTTTTGCCACACAGAAGGCGCAAAGTATGCAAATGTGGATCGATGAACAAGCTGGCATGAATATGCTTGAATTGCGCGCCAAGGCCCGTAAGATCAAGCGTAAGAATGGTCTAGACCTGCTTGTGGTTGATCAGCTTAGTTTCATAACTGGCGGAGAGAGCGAGCAAGATTGGCAGAACATCGGGAAGTACACACGTGGGATGATCGAAGTAGCCAAAAGTCTAGATATCGCTGTTGTCCTTCTCGCTCAGCTTAACCGTAAGTGTGAAGACCGCTCCGACAAGCGCCCAATCATGTCCGACTTAGCGCAATCCGGATCTATCGAACAGGATGCGGCTAATATCATTTTTCTGTATCGCGATGTGATCTACAACAAGGACACAGCGGAAAAGGATGTGGCTGAAGTTATTTCGTCTAAGCAGAGGCAAGGGACGCCAGGAATCATCGGTATGAAATACAACGGTTCATTTACATCGTTTGAAGACCTGCCATATCGTTGGGAGCGGAAAGTAGCTGATCCTGCGGCTACAAAAACACGCCGAGGTTTCTCATAATAGCTAAAATCTATCGAAATTTACACTTTCAATAGCAACAATAAATTTCCAATAAATCATTGGCTGGCGGATAATCACTCCAGTGGTTCGAAATTAGAACCAGTCAACACAGCAGCGCAACGGGCGCGGCGGAATTGGAGAAGATGAAATGGTCCCTGAACTTGAGCATAGCAGCGGCAGCTGGGTAGCAACCCGCAAATCGACTGGCGAAGTTATCGGCGAATTTTACGTGCGCGATAACGTCGAGAAATTTAACCCTGCCACAGTCTTGGTTGAGACGATCTTGCAATATCTCGTTCGCATCCGGGCCACCATCAAAGCCTAACCACCCGCCCGCAAGGGCATTACTTGGAGCCAATCATCAACATGCGCAAAGCGATCCTCGACACGTTGACCGACTCGGGCGCCGCCACCTTCATCAACTTGATCGGCGTGACGTGCGAGCATGCCGACGACTTCAACGTGAACCTTCTGCCCGGCGTGTTGCACCAGTTGATCTTGGAAGGCCGCGTTATCGTTGATTGCGGCATCTACTCCGCAAAGAAATAATCGCAGCACAAGCCGTTCAACTTCAGTAAGGAGCCAGCCATGCGCCACATTGCCCTCGCCAAGCACTATGCATTTCGCGCCGCATGGTCGGTTCTTCCACCGGCAGCAAGGCGCGTAGCAACGGCTTTTCGGCTGGCGCATCACAAGCCACGCATCATTAACTAGGAGTGTAAGAATGGAAATAGCAACGCTGATCATCGCGGCAACGATCCGAGGCGCCACGGTCAATACGACGAGCGACTACGGCGTGATCAACACGGTGCAGGTGATCGGGTTGCGCGGCATGAGCGCCTGGCCTCTGCCGGTGCGCTGGGCCGAGGCTGAACTGCGCGACGCGATCGGGCGCAAGGCATGAGGCCCGACGAACTGCTGGCCGAAGCACACGCCTATGCTGCCAAGCAGATGGCCGACAGCAAATCGAACGAAGAACACCGCCTGATCCGCGCTTACATCGCCGGCATGCAGTTGGGCGCCAAGATCATCAACAGCCAAGTGATCGCTAACCTGGCTCTGAAGCAAGCTTCTCTCTGAAAGGATAGGTATGGAAACGACATTTAAAGCGCGGGTTTGCCGCTGGCTGCTGGACCATGAGCCAATCCTCACAGCGGTGGTGGTAATCCTGCTGGCGCTGGCAGTAGTGGGAGCGGTTGAGATGGTGCGGCCATGAATCGCGTCTTCCTTAGCTCCCCGACGAACAGCCAAATGTTCACATCCTGTTGCGAAGTCGCCATTTGCCATGATCAAGCATATTGCCCACGCTGCAAGGAGGAAGTCTACCCAGGTGTTGAAGCTACAGAGCATCAACGATCTACTATGCGCTGGGAAATGGCATTCGCCCCTACGCGCCGCGCCAATGCGGCAAGAAAGGCTGGTGCAGCATGATCACCCCCCTACATCACACCATCGAGCAGGCCATGACAGTGATCGAGCTAGCCCAACTTCGCAAAGGTGCCGAAGTCATGGCCCGGCACATTCTGTCGCGTCCTGCAACCGGTGCAGAAGCGATCTGCGAAGCGCGCCGCATTGCCAATGACGTGATGGCAGCCAAAGGGCTGGACGAGGTGCAACCATGATCCGCCGCCTGATTGCGCGCTTCAACCGCTGGGTGCACATCGCCACGCTCTACGCCGACATCGCTGGCTACGAGGATGATCTGGCCACGCTGCGCCTGCTAGGCCATCGAGGCACCGCGTCCGAGCGTATCATCATCAAGATCATCAATGACCTCAAACACGAACTGTATCTCGCCACTCGCAAGGCTGATGCAGCGATTACTAACTAATTCCCTGAAAGAATATATGGATCTCGATAAACTTGGGTACAAAGCGCGCATCAGCAAAATCAGTGTCGGAGAAGTGCTTGACCTGATCGCCCTCATCCGCAAGCAGGAAGCAGAGCTAGCAGCAGCACAGCAGCATGCGCAACTCGACCTAACATGCGTAATTCTATGGTTGGAAAACGGCTGCGATCCACTGAATGCGGCCAAGGAATTGCGGTTGTACCAGAAGCAAATGGGCTTACCTGATGTGCCAGTGCAGCCAGTACAGCAGCATGCGCAAGCGGCGCTGAGTGATGATCAGATCATCAAGGAAGCCGTCAATCGCTTCCTTGGCTGGACACTGCCGTACAATTTTTCGCCCGATAGCGGTGTCTACTTCGACCAACCAGAGCATAAACAATTCTGGCCTATCGGCACGAACTTGTTCACTGCCGATCAAGCCAGGGCCATGTTTGAGCACTGCCTTGCCAGCCAGCAGCCAGCCGCAGCACCGGCATTCCCACCGCGTGATCTGACGAAACCAGCCGAGCAGCAAGGCATATTTGAGAAGTTCACCGTTCACCGCAATGATGGCAGCGATGCGCCGGGCGGCAAGCACCACGGTTGCGCGTACTTTGTCCTTGATCTGGATCACGATCAGCACGCACCAGCTGCCATGCGCGCCTATGCCAATTCGTGCCGCGCTACGCATCCTGAATTGTCGGCGGATATCAAGCGCCGCTTCCCCGCGCCACCACGCGATCAAGCGTTCTGCAACGACGGTAGCGAACCAGACTGGCCGGCTTATGCGCAGGCGGAAGCGAATGATGCCGCACCCCAGCAGGAAATCAACGAAGCGCTGGACCGGGGTGATGCGGAAGGCAGGCAAGATATCGAAGCAATGCAAGAAGTCGTAAGCGATTTCCGCAAGGCTACCTACGAATTCGCACAGGGACAAGATATTGCGGATCATGCACGGATGCTGGAAAAGCAAAGGGAAATCTTTGCGCTGTATCGCGCCGCTCTCGCAGCACCATCGCCAGCACAGGCGGAATGCAGCATGTGCAGCGGCGACGGTCTGATCGGTGGCTTGATGCCGGGTGATGGCGGCTACCACGCCGAAGACTGCCCGGACTGCAAAGGCGATGGTGTTGTTGCAGCACAGGCGCAGCCAGTAGCCGATGGCACGCCACCGCATCGTAAGCTTATGGCATTGCTGGGCATGAGCGCGAACGACGATCTGCACGATATCATGGCTATGGCTGTTATTCGCATTGAACGATTGCAGGCCGCCCAGCCCCCAGCCGATGCAGTGCCAGTGGAGGCGAAGCCCAAGCAAGCCGACGATTCTGCCATTGAGCGCTTCGCTGCCGCGATGAAGTTCAAGATGGCGGTCAGCCGCGACAAGGGCCGTGGCGGTTGGGACGATGAAACCAAATGTGCCATGGGCACTCTGGCTAAGATGCTGATCGAACACATCAGCAAAGGCGATCCAGTTGATATTGCCAACTTCGCCATGATGCTGCACCAGCGCGAGGCGGCGGCGTTTGAGCACCATCCTTGTTATGGCGGCGATGCGAAGCGCGTGATTATCCATGCGTGGCAGGAAGCGCAGGGTGATGCGATGAGCCAGCAGGCGGTAGATGGCTTGCTCGCCGCGCTGAAAGATATTTCCGAGGCATGCAACTGCTGCGGTGATCGCGCAGACTTGGCCGAGATCGCGCATGACGCACTGGAAGCTTACGCCACCCAGCCGTCCACCTCCCAAGACGATGCAAAGCCATGCCCTCACCCAATCTGCACTTGCATAGGCGGAACGTCAAAGTGCGCCAGAGGTGCGCCGAGACAGCAAGATAACCCTGATCTGGTGCATGGTCCCAGTTTTACGCAAGGCCGCGCTTCCGGGATTGAGGAAGCGGCGAAGGTTTGCGAAAGTCTGCTCCAGTATCCCGACATAGAGGCCGGCATTGATGCGGGCTTGCATGATGCTGCCGCTGGAATTCGCGCTCTCGCCGCCAAGCCAGTGGAGGGCGTATGAGCTACGAAATAGACCAGCGAGTCCGAGTGATCGCGGACATCTATGAGCCGCCCGATGGCGACTCCCCTGGCGGATACTGCGCCAAAAAGGGTGATGTCGTGGTGATCCGTTCCGTGCAGCCCAGCGGGAAGTGGCCACTTAGCGTTTCGCATGAGGACCGGACCGATGGCAACACGTTCGCTATCGGCTTAGACGAAGTGGAGCCAACAGCATGACCACCAATACCGAAATCAAGGACTACAAGCCTTTGCGCCAATGGGCCAAAGACGCAGCGAACGGGAAGTCCAACAAAATACCGTATATCGACATCACGGACCTGATGGACGATAACGACTACCTCCGCGCCGAGGTAGCACGCCTGCAAGCTGCGCTGGAGGTGGCATTGCAGGTTGTCGAATACGAGCAGCGTCATGCCGCAGAACTGGAAGTCGTCCTCGCCCAGCGCGCCGGGAGCGGTCTGGAAGCGCCAACGGTCCGTGAGTTTCAGGGCTTGGATCGTGGCAAGCTGTACGATATCTGCTGTCGTCAAAGCCATGCCATCAAGGAAAGCGAAAAGTGCGTCAAGCGATACCAGGATGAATTGGCGAAGGCGACAGCAGCCAAGCTGATAAGCGCGACCGCCCCACCCGCTGCTGTGCAGTTGGAGACAGAATATGGCCTACAAGTCGAAATGACTGATAAGGGCGCACATGTCCGCATCTATAGCGTTACGGGGGAGGTTCTGGTCGATCAGTTTCACGAATCGCCACAAGCTGCTGTGCAGTCGGGCAAAGAAGCAGCATTGCAGCAAATCAGCGACTTCGGCCAGTTGCAGGATGGACCAGATCACGGTGATACCGTGCTGCGCATTCAGACTGCGCTGGGTTGCACTGATACCGGTTGGATTTCGCCTGATGTGATCCTGCTGCGCATCGAACAGTTGAAGGCCAGCGTTGATCCTGCGCGCAAGGTTCCAGCATGGGCTACGCCTGGAACGTTCAAGCAGCCGGGCAGCAATTTGCGGGCAGCGCTGAAAGCGGCAGATAAGCAAATCGCCAATCTCAAGCGCGAAAATCTGGAACTTACACGGCGCTATGAAGAACAGAAGCTGCAAGAACAGCGGCTTGATATTGCCCTTGAGCGTGCCCAGCAGAAGCCGGACAGCGAGCGCGATGCGGCGCAACGTCAACGCCTGCATGATATTGCGATTGCGTCTGCTGAGCGCTGGGCAACTGCCGAATTCAAGAATGCTAAGAACTTGGGTGCTGGCGGTCCGGGCCTAGCAAACGAATGCGACGACATGGAGCGCGCTGCGCGCCGCGCAATCGGAAACCTAGCCTCCATGGCCGCGCAGAACAAAGGATAGGCAAGCATGAGCAATGACCACCCTCCAGCGCCTCAACTTGAGACGCCACATGACATATTCTTGCGCCACTATCATCAATGGGCTAAATCACAACAGACTCCAGCGCCATATTTCAAGGTGTGGG